TGCTGAAGAAACCGATTTTTGAATTGTTCGTGCTTCCGAGTTTCACTGTGTTGGAACCGAGATAAGCATAGTGCCAATAATAGGTTGAATTTCCCAAATAGAAGGGATATGTCGTAGATGTACTGTTAGGGCGCAGTTCGCGGGAAGTGTTGCAGATAGTGTAATAACTGGTACTACCTCCCATTTTAATTTCTTTACCAGCAAAATCACTTCCTGTAGACAATGCGGTGCCGTTAATGCACAGATTTGTACCACTGGCGGATAAATATACGCTACTGCTCAAATACAGTTTCGTGATATAACCTGTGTCCCAATAGTAGGTAGAAGAGCCAAGTCGATTAACCGCTGCGCCATTTGCCACAATCTCAAATGTGCCGCCGTTGTAGCCGATGAATCCATCGTTACTTCTGGCATTGCGGATAGTAATGGCTTCACACCATACTTCACCAAAGGGATAGGAGATATTGCCCAGATCCCAGTCAACGATTGTTGCGGGACGGACACAATGGTTGTCAGTATCAATAATCAAAGAGTGCGCGCCAGTGCCATTCCACGTGCCGATTTTAACCTGCGTACCTGCAAAAAGATAAAGATAATCGTAGTTCCAAGTGCCGTCACCACCGATATACATAGTGGAAGAAGTATATTCTTTGAGGCTGACCTTGCCGGACTCGGAATAAATGACTCTTACCTTCAATGATGTCGTATCGATGCGGTCGGCCGAAATCGTACCCGTGGTGATGTTGGCTCCGTTGATTGTGGTTCTTCCCGCCGTACCAAGAGCAGAAATCGTAACATAGCCGGAAAGGTCGATGGTATCTGAAACCAGTTTGATGGCTCTGTCCGTCATTGTGAAATTGGCAGAGGAAGTACCGCTGGCGATGATCCAGTTGATTTTGTTTGCCGTTTGAGAGACGGAAGAAATGTCACCCTCGGCATTGGATACCCTGGTGGTGATAGAGGTCAGACTCTGCGAAAGCGTTGAAATGGACCCTTCCGTATTTTCAATGCGCGTGTTGAACCCATTGACTGTTTGGGACAGAGAGGACATATTCCCCTCGACCGTCTCGATGCGGGTGCTGAACCCACTGACAGTTTGAGACAGCGATGAAACAGACCCTTCCACATTTTCAATTCGTGTGTTGAACCCACCAACAGTCAGAGAAAGGTCTGCAACAGCGCCTTCTGCGTTTTCAATGCGGGTATCAAAGCCGGACACTGTCAGAGACAGTTCCGCTACAGCACCCTCCGCATTGGCAATACGAAGGTCAAAGCCAGATACAGTCTGCCGAAGTTCGGACACATCCCCATCAATGGTTTCGATGGTAGATTCCAACCGGCCATCTGCAGCTCGAAACTCCTGTCGGATACGGTCAAGATTTTTTGCAGTGGAAGCCATCAAATTCGGCACATAGTCTCCGACTTCAACCCGAACGGTATAACGGTAGAACGGGTTATATGTGATGCTCACGATGCGGGTGTTTACATTAACACCCATCGGTGTATAGGTAATGTTCACTTCATCGCCAGCCTGTAAATCAGCCATTTTGAACAGCGAGATTTCATAGGCAGCGGTGTTTTCGCGAGAATCCAGGGTGACGGAGAGGTCGGTCACATTCTCTCCGTCCATGAGAATTTTCCTGGTGGTGCTGCCACGATGCTTGCGGAGATTGATAGCATAGCCGTCATACTCCACTTCGCATCCGCAGGCATCAATGAAACGCATGAGCGCATTTCGGCGGTTCAGCGTTCCTTCCGTAAAATAACACTCCACCCGTTCTGTGGCTTCACAGACGCCAATGGAAAAGGGCGTATCATCGAGCAACTCGTGAAGCCCTTCCATCGGTGTTCCCTCGAAAACAAAGGTAACGAGGTTATATTTTTCATCATTGAGCAGATACGAGATGTGTTCGCACTCTGCCGTGGTGACAGGGAATCCACCTGTGATTTTCCGGCTGACTCGGACAATGCTGTAATACTGCCCATCCAACTTTGCCGTAAGACCAGGCTGCATCCCCTGTGAACGGGAGATCAGAGAGGAAAAAGAAAGCGTCCTCTCGCCGGACAATTTGTCCACCAGGCTTGCTCCCAGCACACGAGGCAACGAGTACAACAGTGTACTGCCGTTATAGATTTCAAGTGCCATATCGTTTTCCTCCTTCCTTATGCCGTACCGAGATTTCTGACAAATACAGCATTCTGCGACCACTGGATTTCAGCCAAAATGCGGGCAAGCGTTGTTCCATCCAAAGTCAGCGGGATCGTTACATTGAAGGCACGATCACCGTTTCCGGCAGTGGCGGTCATACCATCCAGGCTTGCATCTACATCAAAGTTGGTGGGAATAGCCTTCTGCATATCTTCTTCCACGCCCTTCATGGCATCGACAAAGCCAACACCAATACCGGCACCCATATTCTCACCGATTCCGGCAAAGACCGTGGAGGGAGAATGAATACCGAGCAGCGATTTCACACCGCCCACAACACTGTTTACCAGAGAGGATGCCTTGTCGTACAGCCACGATGCCATACTGGACAGACCCTGTCCGATGCCCTTAATCATGTTTTCGCCAACTTCCATGAGATCCGGGATACCTTCAGAGAAGCCTTGAACAATGCTTGTGATAATTTGGGGAATGGCTCTGACAATCTCTGCAATAATCTGCGGAAGGTTTGCTACCAGAGATACCAGCAACTGAACACCTGCTTCAATGATCTGCGGAATGCTGCTGACTATAGCTTCCACAATAGCCGTGATAATCTGAGGCAGTGCTGTCACAATGGTTTCAATGATTGTGGGCAGTTCCTGTACCAACGCCACAAGTAGGTCGATGCCTGCCTGGACAATCAGAGGTAAGCCCTCTAACAAAGCTGTGATAATACCCTCAATAATCTGGGGCAGCACTTCCACAATGGTGGCAATGATGTCTGGCAATGCACCCACAAGTGAAGTCAGAAGCTGAATGCCCGCCTCGATAATCTGTGGAATGGCTGAGACAATAAACTCAACAATTGCAGTGATAATTGCCGGAAGTGCTTCTATCAGCGTGGGGATCGCATCCAGAAGTCCCTGTGCCAAGCCCATAATCAGCTGCAAGGCGGCATCAAGCAGGAGCGGGATGTTTTCCAGTAGCGTTTGCACCACGGTCGTAATCATCTGCACAACCGCAGGAATCAACTCTGGGAGTGCTTCCGCAATTCCGGCAGCCAAGGTAGCTACCATCTGAATTGCCGCCTCGACCAATGCGGGAAGGTTCTGAATGATGCCATCTACCAGTGCCAGCAGAAGCTGTAATGCCCCCTCTGTAATCTGCGGCAATGCAGAAATGATACCCTCCAGAATGGTCATGACCATCTGGACAGTAACATCAATCAGCATACGCAGATTCTCGATAATGGCGTTGCCGATGGAACCGATGATGTCTGCACCGAGCTGAATAAACATGGGAAGCTGCTCGGTTACGATGTTTGTGATTTCACCGACTGCATCTCCAATTGCAGTACTGATCGCATCGAAATCACCGTCTGCCTGGTTGATGGCATTGGACAGCGTGGAGAATACATCCGTGATGGCGGCAGACACTCCACTTACTGTAGGTAGAAATACACCCTCGATGGAGCGTTTTGTTCCTTCGAGGGCAGAGTCTAAATCATCATATTTGATTTCGTTGATCTGCGAGAGCGCATCGTACACTTCCATTGTGCCGCTCTCCATGCCGGAGAGAACAGGTAGTACATTGGCTTCCAGATCTTCGTACATCGTGCCGAACAAGGCAACCGCTGCCGTGTTCTTTGCCATTGGGTCTTCCATACCTTCCAGTGCCGACAGCACATCGAAGAAAGCATCTCTGGCAGAGTCACCACCCGCAGCGAACTTACCCATCATCTCCTCGGCATTCAAACCGAGAGAGGTAAAGGCATCAATTGTAGTCTGGCTTCCGTCTTTGGCTCGGATGTTGAATTCCTTGACTGCGTCACCGACCTTATCGATGGAGAAAACGCCAGCTTCAGCACCATTGACCAGGCTTGTCAAAAACTCATCGGCAGACAAACCAAGAGCGGCATACTGCGCGGAGTATTCGTTGAGGGTATCGAGCAGATCGCCGTTCTGATCGGCACCGTTCTGTGCGCCAACGGCGATAATGTTGTACGCTTCTTCGGCGGACAGACCGAAGTTTTTCATCAGAGCATTGACGGTTCGAGCAGACTCCTGCATATCGTAGCCGAAGGTGTCACGGAGCGCAAAGCCGGATTCCGTTGCCTTTTCCAGTTCTTCACCGACAAGTCCCGTGGTCTTTTGTACCACAGAAAGCCCCTCTGCTACATCGGTCAGGCTTTCACCAAAATTGTGGGTATATACCCTTTGTGCCACCTCGCCCAAGGCTTCCAGTTCGGCCCCGGTTGCTCCTGTAGAGGCAGAGATAGTATTGACCGCCTTGTTGTATTCGTCACCCAGAGAAATGAGTTCTTTTCCGGCGGCAACAACGGCTGCACCTATCGCTGCAACGGCAGTACCGATGGCGGCACCGATGCCACCGGCGATATTACCCAGCTTTTCAAACTTTCCACCGGCATCTTCTGCTTGCTCTCCGGCTTTTTCTACGGAGTCACCAAGTTCATCTACGCTGCCGTCTGCATCAGAAAACGCATCCGACATATCTCGAATTGCCTGCTCATTGGAGGAAAGTTCTTTCTCCATACTGTTGAGCGTAGCCTTTGCTTTGTTCAGCTGAATCTGCCAGTTCTGAGTACGGCGATCGTTCTCACCGAAAGAGTCGGCGGCATTTTCAAGAGCGCGTTCCAGTGTGGCGATTTTCTGTTTTTGAGCATCTATGGACTTGCCAAGGGTTTCATTCCGGGCGGTCAGCGCCTCAACGGATTTATCCTGCTTATCAAACTGCGATGCAACCAGTTCCATTTCCGAGCCGAGAACTTTGAAAGACTGGTTGATGTCAGCAAGGGCTTTCTTGAATTCCTTCTCGCCCTCAAGACCGATTTTTAAGCCGAAATTATCTGCCATCTGACCACCTCCTTAGATCCCCGGCGGGATAATATCGTCAATAAACACTTCTCGCTTCGGTTTTGCCATACCGAGAAACTGTCGATGGCATTCCCAAAGGTCGAGTAAAAAACCGAACGGCGTCAGCCACACCTCATCGAAGGAGAGATGCAGCTGAGCCGTTCCGAAATATAGAAGTCGGGTAAAGGTTTCTTCATCCGTTACCCGACCACTGCGTTTTTTGGATCTTTCTCACTTTCCACATTCCGCTTGGTGCCACGGAACATTGCTTCCATAATGGCAGACTTGTACTGAGCCAGTTCCAGAGGCGTGGTCAGAAGTTCAACCATCTCTGCGGTGAGCAGTTCCTTCTTTTCAGCAGGATTGCGAAGATTGTGGATGAGAACACTCTGATTGGCAAGCACCGTAATGAGCCATACAATCTCATCCAGCGCCATTTCAAAGTTCTCGGACTTCATCAGCTTCTGCCCCAGGTTTTCGAGACCACCGTAACGGCCTGCGATTTCCTTTGTTGCCTTAGTGGTAAGGATCATCTCATAATCGATCCCGCCGATCTGAATGACGGCACTTCTTTCGTTATCCATGTGTCAGTCCTCCTTTATGCAGATGCAAAGCTGGGTTCGTAGACGTTCTTATACCAGTTGGTGATGGTATCGGCTGCAACATCCGCATCACCTTCGGTGACCTCTGCTTTCCAGGGATGCTTGCCCTTTGCATCCAGCTTGTTACGGCGCATGATAGTGCCTTCAATGGTGGGCGTAGAGAAAGTAATACTGTCACCCTTGGT